AGACATAATTGTGATACAGCAACGGATAAGTTTACTGCACGTTACTGGTCCTGTAAGGCCTGGTGATATGTGGATAGGAATACTGCTAGTTTGTTTTGATCCTATGGCACTATCGTGTAAGATCATAGCTAAGCCTGAGCCGTTCTACAGTGAAGAGGCTTGCTTAAAGGAAGCAGAACAAATTACAAACACAATACGTCAGGGTGGTGCATATGCTACACCTCATTGTCATAAAGTAGAAGGTGATAACGCATAATGCCAGTACAAAAAGTAGCAGGCGGTTATCGTTGGGGTAAGACAGGTAAAGTCTACAAAACTAAAGCTGCAGCTGAACGTCAAGGTAAAGCAATCTATGCAAGTGGTTACAGTATAGGCGGCAGTACCCCTACTCCAACTAATAAGAAGCTATACAACAGCAAGGTAGCCTTAGCTAAGAAAAAGTTTGATGTTTGGCCCAGCGCATATGCTTCTGCTTGGGTTGTTAAAGAGTACAAGAAAGCGGGAGGTAAGTATAGTGGCACGACAAAGAACAAAGTCACGTAAGGCTTCTCCCTTACTAGAAAGTCGAAGAGGATATTCTAAAGGAGGCTTAGGTCAGTGGTTTGACGAAAAATGGACAGATGTTAAGACAGGCGAAAAGTGTGGGCGTAGTTCAGCCAGTAAATCGAGTCGTCCCTATCCAGCGTGTAGACCAGAGGCTGTTGCCTCAAAAATATCCAAAGAAGAAGCGGCGAAAAAGACAGGACCAACTAAAGTTAATTGGTCAACAACAGCATCAGGCAGAAAGAGAACAGCATGAAAACCAAATGTCCAAATTGTGGTGGAAAAGGTTGTAGCCATTGTGGTGGTACAGGGTATCACAGTAAGCCTAAAACAAAGATGAGTAAGGGTGGTATGACTAAGAAACGAGGCTATGCTCACGGAGGCATGGCTAAGTGTGGTGCATCTAACCCAGCAAGCAGGTCAGTGTAATGTATTATCTTAAGTATAAAGAAGAACTAGAAGCAGCAGGGTATACCGTAGGTGAAGACGGACGTGTACACAACGACAGAAACTTTTGTGTAGCTCACACAGATCGTCACGGTACTTCTTATTGTCACGATCCTAATGTAGCTAACATTATTAAGAAAAGTGAAAGCACAGTAACCAAAGTAAAGAAAGCTGTTAAAAAAGCTGCACCTAAAGGTATGAAACGTGCACGTAATTCTAAAGGCCACTTTGTTAAGGATGACCCTAATACGCCAGAGAATGAGGCGTGGGTACAGGATAGTGACTACGGACAAGGTAAACTTTAATGTCTCTATTTAATCAGGGTAAATCTGCACGTAGTAAATCTCTGTTCGGTCATAATGAAGGCACGACTACAGAGGACGTGTATATTTGCCCTAACAACTGTACTGCAGAGATTACTTACCTACACATTCATAACACTACAGGTAATACTAATATTACTATTGAATGGTTTATACATCCTAACAATATAGACTCTGCGCTATCAGATAAGACAAATGCTGATTACTCTACGTGGAAAACATCAGGGTATACCTCACACTATCTAGAGGGTAAGAACTTAGGTGCAGGTGAGTATGTTACCTTTGCTGATATGGACCTTGTGCTACAACAAGGTGATAAGCTACAGATCACACCTGACACAGCAGCACACATTGATACCATACTTACAGTAACTGAAACCTTTGTTCCTGTAGGGTAGCGGGTATTCCAAAATTGAACTACTAAATAGGTGATTAATCTAGTATAACTATATATGTTTCCGTTAACACATAAGGAGTACATATAATGGAACTAGTAATAAATCAATCATCTAAGTGGGCGCATGACATTAAAGCATGGTTTGCTCGTGGGCTACAGGCATTAATTGAAGCACGTCAAGCAGAAGCAAATCGTCGTATTGCGGAAATGCATCTGTATCGTATGTCAGATCGTGAACTAAACGATATTGGTATTGGACGTGGCGATATTAAACGTGTTGTCCAAGAAGGTATTAAGTGATCTATACTTGTTTGAGGAGGCAGTATGGACCCAGTAACAATAATCAGTGGGGCCACTGTCGCCTTTAACGCACTTAAGAAAGGCTTTGCTATAGGCAAGGACTTACAAGATATGTCCAGCCAATTAACTCAGTGGGCTGGTGCTATGAGTGATCTATCTTATGCTGAGCAAAAAGCAAACAACCCTCCTTGGTGGAAGTCCCTTGGCGGGTCTGTAGAAGCAGAAGCTCTCGAAGTTTGGAATGCAAAGCGTAAGGCAGATGCGATGCGGGAAGAGCTTCGCTCTCATATATCTTTTGTGTATGGTCCTTCAGCATGGGATTCTCTTGTTGCTACTGAGGCCAGGATACGTAAAGAAAAAAAGGAACATGAGTACCGTAAAGCTGAACTTCAAGAAGCTATCATAACTTGGGCAGTGTCTGGTACTCTTTTAGTGGTAGGGTTTGGTGTTTTAGGATTCGTACTTTATCTGACTGTGTAACAAAGTTAAACAATAAGTACTATGCTTTTGATAAGAACGGCAACATACTTATTATTACTACTTACAAGAGAATAGCTGAAAACGTCTATAGGAAATACAATGGCAAGAAATCTAACAGAAAATCAAGTAAAGTTTCTCGAAGTACTGTTCGATGAAGCAGGCGGTGATGTAGTTAAGGCGAAGAAGCTTGCTGGCTACAGCGATTCCACACCTACTCGTACTATTGTAGAATCCCTTAAAGATGAGATCTTTGATGGTACAAAGTCTTATATGGCACGTATTGGACCTAAGGCAGCTGTAGCTTTTGGTAATGCACTTGTAGATCCTACAGAGCTAGGGGTAAAAGAAAAAATGCAGGCAGCTAAAGAAGTACTAGACCGTGCAGGCGTAGTAAAAACAGAGCGTGTAGAAGTTCAGTCATCAGGTGGGCTGTTTATTCTACCTCCTAAAGAGTCTGATGATACGGATAACTAAACAAAAAGAAAGACAGAGCTTAGGTTATTGGATGCTTCCTAAGCCAGACTTTAAGATAAAAAAGTGGGAACGAGTTCCTCGACTAACACACCAAGTACCTTTTGGTTATGAGATAGATCCTGAAGATAATGAGTGGCTAAAGCCAATACCTAAAGAACTAGAACTATTAGAGCTTGCAAAGAAACACTTAAAGCAGTATAGTTATAGGGAAGTGGCTGCTTGGCTGTCTACACAATCAGGTAGAAAAATATCACACTCAGGACTTAGAAAAAGAATAGATGTCGAAAGAAAACGTAAATCACTTGCTGCAATTAAACGCAAGCTTGCCGAAAGGTACGAAAAAGCGATCAAGCAGTACGAGATCCTCGAAAAAGAAAGGCTCGGTTACTACACCTACGAAGAAGATGCCTGAAGTAGAAGTAGTAGCTGCCACAGTTAAACCTGCTGAGTTTGACCCTATAGAGGCGCAGAACGTAGTATTTAAGCCTAACCCAGGTCCACAAACACAATATCTAGCATCTTCTGAAAGAGAAGTACTATATGGTGGTGCAGCAGGAGGCGGTAAGTCTTATGCGACTCTAGCCGATCCTCTACGTGATTTAGGTAACGAAGCGTTTAGTGGACTACTAGTTCGTCACACAACTGAAGAACTTCGTGAGCTTATACAAAAGAGTCAGGACTTATACCCTAAAGCTATACCAGGTATTAAGTGGTCTGAACGTAAGTCGCAATGGACTACACCAAGGGGCGGCAGGCTGTGGATGTCTTACCTAGACAAAGATACAGACGTTATGCGCTACCAAGGTCAGGCCTTTAACTATGTAGCCTTTGACGAACTTACTCAGTGGAACACTCCGTATGCGTGGAACTATATGCGTTCACGTCTACGTAGTAGCTCTAAAGAGTTAGGACTTTACATGAGAGCTACAACTAACCCTGGTGGTCCAGGTCACTCTTGGGTTAAGAAAATGTTTATTGACCCATCGCCTGCTAATCAACCGTTCTGGGCTACAGACATTGAAACAGGAGAGACACTGACCTATCCTAATGGTCATAGTAAAGCAGGAGAACCTCTATTTAAACGTAGGTTTATTCCAGCCAGTTTGTTCGATAATCCATATTTAGCAGAGAGTGGTGACTATGAAGCAATGCTTTTGTCACTGCCAGAACATCAAAGGAAACAGCTTCTTGAGGGTAACTGGGATGTCAATGAAGGAGCAGCTTTCCCTGAGTTTAACAGAAAGATACACGTTGTTGAACCTTACGACATACCTCAGTCCTGGACTAAGTTTAGAGCTTGCGATTATGGATATGGTTCTCATACAGGCGTTGTATGGATTGCAGTAACACCTGCAGAACAACTGGTTGTCTATAGAGAGCTTTACTGTAGTAAAGTGACAGCCTCTGACCTAGCTGATATGATTCTAGATGCAGAGTCAGATGATGGGACAATCAGATACGGCGTGTTAGACTCGTCACTTTGGCACAACAGGGGTGATACTGGCCCTTCCTTGGCAGAGCAGATGAACATGAAAGGATGTCGATGGCGTCCTTCTGATCGCTCAAGAGGCTCCCGTGTTTCAGGCAAAAACGAGATACACCGCCGCTTACAGGTAGATGAATTTACTGAGGAGCCAAGACTCGTATTTTTCTCTACCTGCACAAACACAATCTCTCAGTTACCGTCTATACCTCTAGATAAAAAGAATCCAGAGGATGTAGACACAAACTCAGAAGATCACTTGTATGATGCTTTAAGGTATGGCATAATGACAAGACCACGCAGTTCTATTTGGGACTATGACCCATCTAAATCTCAACGTTCTGGCTTTCAAGTGTCAGACGCAACTTTCGGGTACTAATCTATGGCAGATATTGATGATCTAAATTTCGAAACAGACGAAGTTGTTGCTGCAGAAGACGGTAGTGACAAACTATTCGATTCTGTCAGTAGTGTAGTGACGTATGTTAATGAACGTTATAAACGGGCAGAAGATGCACGTTATGGCGACGAACAGCGCTGGTTACGTGCTTATCGTAACTACAGGGGTTTGTATAGCTCAGAGGTACAGTTCACAGACTCAGAGAAGTCTCGTGTATTTGTTAAGGTAACTAAGACTAAGACTCTAGCTGCATACGGACAGATCATCGACGTACTGTTTGGTAACAACAAGTTCCCTCTATCTGTAGATCCTACAGTACTTCCAGATGGCGTAGCAGACTCTGTACACGTCAATATTGACCCTAACGCTGATATGGCAGGGGAGGAGCTAAAAAATGCTTCCGCTTCTCCAGCAGCCCCTACAGCTCTTCTAGGCGACGATGGCAAGCTACTTCCAGGAGAAACTCTAAGAGATCTTCAAGAACGTCTAGCTGGTATGCAAAACAAACTAGCACCTGTTACTGAAAAAGTAATTGAAGGTCCAGGCACTACAGCAGCTAATGTTACTTTCCATCCTGCAATGGTTGCAGCTAAGAAGATGGAAAAGAAGATCCACGATCAGTTGAACGAGTCAGGTGCATCTAAGCATCTACGCTCTATGGCTTTTGAGATGGCACTACTAGGTACGGGTGTTATGAAAGGTCCGTTTGCTGTAGATAAAGAATATCCTAACTGGGATAGCTCAGGTTCATACGATCCATTAATCAAAACTGTACCAGAGTGTAATCACGTATCTATATGGAACTTCTATCCTGATCCAGAAGCTACTTCAATGGATGATGCAGAATATGTTGTTGAGCGTCATAAGATGTCACGCACACAACTACGTGGATTGAAGAATCGTCCTTACTTCCGTGATGAGGCTGTAGAGATGGCAATCTCTAAAGGCCCAGACTATGTGCAGAAGCACTGGGAAATGAGCATGGAGGATGACGATGCTCAACCAGAATCCGAGCGCTGGGAGGTTATGGAGTTCTGGGGTTTTGTTGATGTAGATATTCTACAAGAGAATGGCGTAAAGATTCCACGTGAGTTGCGTAACCTAGACGAAGTTAACTGTAACATCTGGATCTGTAACGGTGAAGTAATGCGTATGGTATTGAACCCATTCAAGCCTGCACGTATCCCTTACTACGCAACACCTTACGAGCATAACCCGTACAGCTTCTTTGGTATTGGTATTGCTGAAAACATGGACGACACGCAGACGTTGATGAATGGCTTTATGCGTATGGCTATTGACAACGCTGCACTATCAGGAAATTTGATCATTGAAGTTGACGAGACTAACCTTGTACCTGGTCAAGACCTCAGTGTATATCCAGGAAAAGTTTTCCGTAGACAAGGCGGTGCACCTGGTCAAGCTATATTTGGAACTAAGTTTCCTAATGTTGCACAAGAAAATATGCAGCTATTCGACAAGGCTCGTGTCTTGGCTGATGAAAGTACAGGCTTTCCTTCGTTTGCTCACGGTCAAACTGGAGTCAGCGGCGTTGGTCGGACTGCCTCTGGTATTTCTATGCTTATGTCTGCTGCTAATGGTTCTATACGCTCCGTAGTTAAGAACGTTGATGACTATCTGCTTGGACCTCTAGGTAAGGCATTCTTTAGCTTTAACATGCAGTTTGACTTTGATGAGTCAATCAAGGGCGACTTAGAAGTCAAAGCATCTGGTACAGAGAGCTTGATGTCTAACGAGATTCGCTCCCAGCGCCTAATGCAGTTCTTACAGGTAGCACAGAACCCAGTCCTTGCTCCGTTTGCTAAAATGGATTACATCATTCGTGAGATTGCTAAGAGTATGGACCTTGACCCAGACAAGGTGACTAACTCTATGGCAGACGCTGCAGTACAAGCTGAGTTGTTTAAGAAGTTTGCACCACAGCCTGCCCCTGCACAGGGTGCTGCTCCAGAAGAGGGAGCGCCTGCAGGAGTACAAGTAGAAGACACTACTGGGTCTGGTGGTGGTACTATGGGTGTAGGAACTGCTCCTCAACCAGGAGAGCAAGGATTTAGCGGGAACGTACAATAATGTCAGGCATCTCTCGTATGATAGCTAAAGAGCTAAGCTCAGCGCTGGGTATCATTGACAACCCTAAGTACAACCCTATGTTCAAACAAACAGATGAAGCACTAACTGATGTAGCTGATCCTAATGACCCTACAGTGGCACGATTCTACAGTCCTCTAGAGAGTGCTATTGATGAAGCACCTATAGGCAAAGAAGGTACACGTGGCGAGAACATCGAAGCGTATGTACGTAAACGTGCACCTAAAGTCACACAAGGTGAGATGGAGTATCGGGGCTTAAGAGGTGCTTTGGTCCCAAGTGAGAAGTATCGTTCTGATGACGTTAAGTTTTTAATAGGTGGTGAAATGCCTATAAAAGCAATCAAGAAGGGGGATACATACCGCTTACAGCAACGGCAAAGTGATCTAATTGATCCAGAGTTTGATTATGTAGAACTAAGCATTGAGTCTGAAGATGATCTAGGTTTGATGACACACTTCGGTTCTTCTAATTTAGCACATAGTCGTTATAGCATTCGTAAGGGGGAGTCTCTCCCTGATAAACCAGGACAAAATAAATACATTCTAATAGAAGAGCTTCAGTCTGACCCTTTACAGAATATTGTTGACGATTTACCTAAGTTTAAAAATAAACAAAGATCAGAATTAGATGTACTTTTAAATTATAGCTATGAAGATCTAGAGTATATGATTAATACGGAGGGTAGCGGTTTTCCTGATGCGCCTATGGATAAAGTTAAAAGCTATATTGATGATGTAGTTATACCTACACAGCTTGATACAAAGCTAACTAAAGAAGAACGTAAAGATATATTTAAAAAAGCTGTAAAAGATATTGATGTTCCTGAAGACCTTATCTTTGGTGATAGCGGGAGTATATCAAATGTTACGTTTAATATACTAAGTAAAGAGTTTGACGATGTTCCAGACGAGCAGTTAGGAATGATTACAGATTCTATGCATAATAGGGTAGGTACTTATATTGCTAATCTTAAGGCAGCTACAAACAAAAAAGATCTACCTGTACAAAAGCTTACTGATGCAATCAGACTTACTTTAACAGGCATTATATCTGACGCTAAATCAAGAAATATTAACCAGATTGTATTACCCCCTGTAGAAAAGTTAGCAGAGAAACGGTTTGCTCAAAATGAGATAGCTAAAAAGATTGCAAAGGGTTCTGCTTTTCATAACACTTATGTAGCAGCATATAATAAAGTTCTTAAGCAGTTAAAAGCTGAGTTAGGTGATCAAATTAAGATAGGTAAAAAAGACCTTATTTATAGAACCACTTTTAAAGATGCTGTTGATAAAACGCAAGGTGTGTTACTAGATATTTCTAACTTGACTATTGATCCAGCAAACATTAAACTACGGTTCAACAAAGGTGGACTAGTAGAAAGACGAACTAAATGAACGGACAACTAAAGAAGCTTGTTAACGACAAGCCACTATGGGATGCATACTTAGAGTATATCAACAATAAAATAAGCTCTGCACATACCCGATTAGAACAATCAACCGACATCGACGCAATCTATAGAGTGCAAGGAGAAGTAGCTGCACTACGTAGATTAAAACTTATGAGGGAAGAAGTTAATGGCAACTGAAGAACAAATGGAAATGGCATTCATGCAGGACGATGGCATGGACGTAGATCCCGTAAGTGGCAATGAGATTCCCCCAGGCTCAATGGCTAGCGAGGTACGGGATGACATCCCAGCGCAACTAAGTGAAGGTGAGTACGTAGTACCTGCTGATGTTGTTCGATTTTTTGGTGTTAAGTTCTTTGAAGACCTACGTGCAGAAGCTAAGATGGGCTTAGCTAATATGGAAGCTAATGGTCGTATTGGTGGTGAGCCTGTTCCAGTTGAGGGTGAAGTTCTTCTTGATTATGACGATGCTGATTTGTCAGACGAAGAGAAAGCGCTACTTGATGAAGTGACTGGTATGTACGGCGGTGGTATGGCTAGGAAGAAAGTGTACGCTGCTGATGGTGTTGACTTAGATCCTTATACTCCACAGTTTACTAGTGGTATGGGAGCTATGTTTGCTCCTGGCTATCTGTTAGACCAGACTATGGGTGCACCTGCTGTAGCTCCTCTTACAGAGGTTACACTCTATGGTCCTAACGGAGAGACAGTAAAGCTTACTCTGCCTACTGATCAAGCGAAGTATGACTCTCTTATTGCACAGGGTTATACAACCACTCCTCCTTCTGCAGTAACTATACAGCCTCAATATAAAGACGGAGAGAGCGGCGGCTCAGGTCCAGCTCCTACACCAGAACGCAAGTCTTGGTATGAAGGTGTTGATTGGACAACTACAGATATTGCTCAGCCTGGTGCATTAGAAAGTTTTATAACTAGTGTAGTACCAGGCGTAGGTACTGTTGTTAGTATGACTAATGTTGCACAACAGTATGCTAAAGCTAATATTCTAGAAGCCTCAGGTGACGCAACAGGAGCAAAAAATTTAAGAGATAATATTGCGAAGTATATACAAGGACAAGGGCTTGCTACTAAGATAGCTGCTGACGCTTTTGGAAACTACGCAGATGGCGACTGGTATACTAGAGAGTATTTTGAGTCTATCGGTATTGAGATTCCTAGCGGCATTAAAGATGATGCAATGAAAGACTATATTAAGAGTATTGCTAAAGACCCTATAATGAGTGAGAAGATTAGAACTAGTATAGGTCGTGAAGAGCCTGCAGTAAAAACTACCTCAACTACAACACCTACTGCAAAGCCTAAGAAATCTCAGTCTAATAGAAGTCCAGCAACTGCTGCAAAATCTCTAGCAGATAAAGCAAGCAACGCCGATAACGCTGCACAATTAGCTGCTATTCAGAAGGCTCAGAAGATTGCTCAAAAGGCTGCTGACGCAGGGACAACTATTGCTGCACAAACTCAAACAGGGTCTAAAGGATATGGTACAAAATCTTCTGCAGATGAAGCTACAGGAGGAAAAGGTTCTGTATCTAAAGGCTCTGGATGGGGCGGTATGAACAAAGGCGGCTTGATGAAAAAGAAAAATAAGAAGTAAACACTAACTTTACCATATAACTATAAGGCTACCCAGCTACGGCTGGCCCCAACATAAGGAAACTAAAATGCAACAAGAAGTTCAAGTAATGCAAACTAAGGCATTTGCGCCTAAGATAAACGAAGCTCGTATTAAGAAAGACGAAGAAGAGCTACAAGCTCTATTAAAACAGGCAGGCTACAGCAATGAAGACGAAGAAGAACAAACTGCTGAAGCTGAACCCAGTAGCGAAGAGCCTGTCGCAGAGCCAGTACAGGCAGAGAGTAGTACCGAACAAGAAGAAGAACCTAAAGCCGAAGCACAAGAAGATGATGCTGAGCTAACAGGTGAAGAGAAAACTTTTAAGAAACGGTACGGCGATATTCGTCGCTTGCTACAAGATAAAGAGCAAGAGTGGAAACTAAAGTACGAAAAGCTAGAAGCACAACTTGACAAAGCTGCACGTAATGAGTTAGTATTGCCTAAGTCAGAAGAAGAGATTGAAGCTTGGACCAAGAAGTACCCTGACGTAGCTGGTATTGTAGAAGCTATTGCAGATCGTAAAGCTAATGAACGTTCTTCTGATTTAGATAAACGACTAAGTGAGATTGAGTCTTTACGAGTTGAAGCTCGTCGGGAAAAAGCAGAAGCAGAACTACTGCAGCTACATCCTGACTTCCAGCAGATTCGTGCAGACGATGAGTTCCACGATTGGGCAGAACAACAGCCTAACTGGATACAGACTGCTTTATATGAAGATCCAGATGATGCTAAATCTGTAGCTCGTGCTATTGATCTATATAAGGCAGACAAAGGAATTACTACCCCAGCCAAGAAGACTACCTCAGACGATAAGTCTGCAGCCTCTTCAGTAAAATCTAAGGGTCGTAATACACCCAGGTCAGATGACAGCGCTTCTCTATGGTCAGAGAGCAAAGTTAATAAGCTGACCTATAAGCAATACGAAGCAAAACAAGACGAGATTATGGAAGCTATGCGTACTGGTAAATTCATCTATGATGTAACCAAAAAATAGCTTGACATAGCTTAATTGCTACGTATAACTATTAGCATGTATAGTACAATACAATATGTGCTATTATTACACTAACGCCACACTATAAGAACTACCCAAGAGTAAAGGCCCAGCGCACTAAAGAAAGGCCATTCTGATGTGCATAGCTGACTACCCTATTACGATTGGCCTCTTTCAGTGGATATGTAGTGTTTCGTTTTAACGCCATATCTTAATTGAAAGGAACTTTACTATGGCTATTACTTCCGCATCAGGGGGTTTCACAGGAAACTGGTCCCCTATTATTTACTCCAAACAAGCACAGATTGCTCTACGTAAAGCGTCAGTAGCAAGTGCTATTACTAACTCTTCTTACTACGGTGAGATTGCAAACCAAGGTGACACTGTTCGCATCCAGAAAGAACCAGATGTAGCAGTTACTGCATTGGAGCGTCACACAGGTATTAGCGTTGAGAAGCTAGCAGATGCTCAATTCTCTCTAGAGATTGACAAAGCAAACTACTTCGCATTCAAAATGGATGACATCGAAGACCAGTTTGCTAACGTAGACTTTATGGCTCTAGCGTCAAACCGTGCAGCTTATAAAATGGCTGATGCGTTTGACTCAGACGTATTGTCTTATGCATCTGGTTACACAACTGCTGGTGTTCGTATTGGTGACGGTGCTATTTCAGGTACTGGTACTGGTGATCAGTCTGGTGGTGCCACAACTGGTGAATACCTAGACTCAAACGTTATGTCAGCTTTCACCTTTACAGGTCAGCTAACAGGCGTAACAGGTGAAGCTGCTGGTGATTCTATTCCAGTTGCACCTCGTCTTCCAGGCGCACAATCATTGTCAGACTCAACTGTATCTCCTTTGCAGATCGTAGCACGTATGGCTCGTTTGCAAGACGTACAGAACGTTGACTCAAATGGGCGTTGGCTCGTAGTTGACCCCGTATTTGTAGAGATGCTTAAAGACGAAGACTCACGCCTCCTAAATTCTGATTTCGGTGGTTCAGGTCTACAGAATGGCTTGGTATTGAACAACCTACACGGCTTCCGTGTTTACGTTTCAAATAACCTACCTGCTGCGGGTACAGGCCCATCTGCGTCAACAGCAGCCCCTCAGTCTACAAACTACGGTGTTATTGTCGCTGGACATGATACAGCTGTTGCTGCTGCTGAGCAGATCAACAAAGTTGAAACATATCGTGACCCAGATTCATTCGCTGATATTGTACGTGGTATGCACCTATATGGTCGCAAAGTACTACGCCCAGAAGCGATGGTATCTGCGATTTACAACGTAGCATAATTACCTTAACTTTGGGGCTGGCCTATGTGCTGGCCCCTTTGTGCTTTAAAAAGAGGATAATCTTATGGCAATTACTACAGCAATGTGTAACAGCTTTAAACAGGAATTACTGCAGGGTGAGCATGATTTAGACAACCACACATTAAAAGTTGCCTTGATTAAAGCTACACCATCAGGAACCTATGGTGCTGGTACAACAAACTATACTGACGTTACAGGTAACCTCGACGAAGCGTCAGGTACTAACTACACTGCAGGTGGTCAAGCACTAGGTAGCCCTACTGTTAGCCTTACTAATGGTGTGGCTTACGTTGACTTTGAAGACGAAATATTTAGCAACTTAACTATTTCTGCTGATGGTGCTATTATCTACAACAGTAGTGTTAGCGACAAAGCTATTGCAGTTTTTAATTTTGGGACTACTGTTACTGCAACAGCAGGTGATTTTACTATTGTATTCCCAAATAATGATTCTTCTAGCGCAGTAATCCGTATTAGCTAAACTAAGGCATAAGCAATGGCATTAATTCTCAAGGATCGTATCAAAGAGTCTACGACTGTTACAGGTACAGGTGATGTATCTTTAGGCGGCTCTTCCGAAACGTTTGACACATTCCAAAGTGTTATGTCAAATGGAGATACAACTTTTTATGTCATTGTAACTAAAGAGTCAGGCGTAGATGAGTGGGAAGTAGGACTAGGTACGTGGAACACGGGTAACACCTTAACACGTACAACTATCTATGCTGGCTCTAACGGCACTTCTGCTGTTAACTTCAGCAGTGGTGATAAAGATATATTTATTTCCTACCCTGCAAATAAAGCTGTAGTGTCAGGAGAGGATGTTACATTTGCAGATATTACTGTAACAGGTACAGTAGATGGTAGAGATGTAGCTGCAGACGGTACTAAACTAGATGGTATTGAAAGTGGTGCTGATGTAACAGACACTACAAACGTCACAGCGGCAGGTGCTTTGATGGATAGTGAGGTTACTAACCTCGCTCAAGTTAAGGCATTTGATAGTTCAGATTATGCTACAGCCGCACAAGGTGCTTTAGCAGATAGCGCACAACAACCTCCCTCAGAGGGGGCTTTTGTTGATGGTGATAAAACTAAACTTGACGGTATAGAGGCATCAGCAGACGTAACCGATACAGCAAATGTAACTGCTGCTGGTGCGTTGATGGACAGCGAAGTCACTAATCTCGCTCAAGTTAAAGCTTTTGACAGTAGTGACTATGCCACAGCGGCTCAAGGTATTACAGCAGATGCAGCACTGCCTAAGTCGGGCGGTACAATGACTGGTAACCTTATCCTGAATGCTGATCCCACTACCGCATTAGGAGCCGCAACTAAAGAGTACGTGGACACGATTGCTGCAGCAGGTATACACTACCACACACCTGTACGTGTTGAATCACCTGATAGTGCAGGTAACCTAAACGCTACGTATGACAACGGTTCATCAGGTGTAGGTGCTACCCTTACCAATGCTGGCACACAAGCGGCACTTGTTATTGATGGTGTAACACTTAACACTAATGATCGTGTACTTATTTATAGCCAAACTAATGCCTATGAAAACGGTGTTTATACAGTAACTAACACAGGTTCAGCTTCTACTAACTGGGTACTTACTCGTGCTACAGACGCAGATAGCTATGGTGCCTCTGACCCTAATGCCCTAGGTGAAGGTGATGCATACTTCGTTAAAGAAGGTGACACAGGTGCTGGTGAACTATATGTGATGAACACTAGTGGTGTTATTACATTTGGTACTACTGCTATCACATTCACAGTTATTGCTGAGACAGCCGTATACAGCGCAGGAGATAGCCTAACACTTACAGGTACTACCTTCGATACCGTACAGGATATTCGCACTACAGCAAGCCCTGAGTTTGCTGGACTTACTATTTCAGGCAGTATTGCTGATACCACCCTTTCTACTGTAGCTGGTGATAGCTTTACTATAAATGTAGATGGTGTTGGCGGTGAGATTGTCTTACAAACAAACAGTGCAGATAGATTAAAATTATCTAATGGTTCCACTGAGTTACATGGACTTGTTTCTATTAATGGAGCGTTTGGAGATCGTATTCGTTTTGAAGGGAACACAGCCGATGCCTATGAAACGACGCTTCGAGTTACAGAGCCTACAGCCGATAGGACAATAACCTTCCCAGATGCCACAGGTACTATTGCTTTCAATGACGTAGCCACTACTTCAGCGAATGGCTTGATGTCATCGTCAGATAAGACAAAGCTAAATGGTGTTGAAACAGGGGCTGATGTAACTGACACTAATAATGTTGTCGCAGCATTAACCGCTGGCACAAATGTAACTATTGCTGCCGATGGAACTATTAGTTCTACAGATACTAATACAACTTACTCAAATGCGACTACATCTACAGATGGCCTTATGTCATCAACAGATAAGACAAAGCTAGATGGTGTTGCTACAAGTGCAAACAACTACTCATTGCCTTTAGCTACATCATCTGTGCGTGGTGGTGTTAAAGTTGGCTACACTGAAAACGGAAAGAACTATCCTGTTGAGTTATCCAGTGAGAAAATGTTTGTTAATGTTCCTTGGACTGATACAAACACAACTTATTCTGCTGGCTCTGGGATTTCGCTGTCTGGCACCACGTTTAGTCACTCAAACACTTCCAGCCAATCATCAGTAGCAAACAACGGTGGCATTGTAATCCAAGATGTCACACTTGATACCTATGGACATGTTACTGGGCTAGATACTGTAAATCTCGACAATAATTACATCAAGCGCGGTGGTGATACTGTTACCTATCAAGGCTCTCAAATCGCATTAACTTTGCAAGATAGCTATAATTCTGGCGCAAAGAAATCCATTTTAAAGGTAGAAAACAATTACGATCTGGCTGCTGGCATAGAGATAGCTAATAGCACAGGTTACTGGAATGTTTTTGTTGATACACTTGCTAACAATAATGACCTTGTTATTAGCTATGAGGGCTTAGACGACTTTAAATTTACCGAATTTGGTGATTTCTACGTGGATCGTGACATCTATATGGGCAGACAGCTCGTCCACGATGGCGACACCAACACATATATTCAGTTCGGCTCGTCCTTAGGCACTGGCGATCAAATGTCGTTTTATGCAGGCGGGACAAGGTTTCTTTATTTGTTCGAGGGTGGGAGTGACTATTTAGCTGTCGGTGTAGATCCCTATTTTCAAACAAATAAAGCCATATTTGGTGATCCAACAACAGGTACTGACAACGAAACTACCTTACAAAAAGGCAGTACAACCGCAGCTCGCACGATTACACTACCTGATGCTACAGGTACAGTAGCTCTTACAAGTGACATAGTTACCTATTCGAATGCAACGACATCTACATCTGGTCTTATGTCGTCTGCTGACAAGACAAAATTAGATGGTATTGAAACAGGTGCAGATGTAACTGACACGGCTAACGTGACTTCTGCTGGCGCATTAATGGACAGTGAGGTAACAAACCTTGCACAAGTTAAAGCGTTTGATAGCGCCGATTATGTTGGTGTCACTGGCGACAGCATGACAGGTGCTTTGTCTATTAGCCAAGGTACGGCAGGGACAGCATCTCTTTCTGTTACAAATTCAGGCGGGTATGGCAACAATGCGCTGATTGCTAGTTTTGTTGGTGACAGTGACGCAATCCAAATACGCAATGACGGAGCAGGTGATTATAAAATTATCAACAGCCAGCAGGGCAACGGCATACGTAACTTTGAAGGTACTGGCGGCGTAAAGCTGCGTTACAATGGTAGTGACGTTGCTGGTTGCGATAGCAGTGGCGGCTTTGAGGTAACAAGTGGGAACCTGTCAGTCACTAATAATATTACTGTTGGCGGTACTGTGGATGGGCGTGATGTTGCGGCTGATGGTACAAAGCTAGATGGTATAGAAGCTTCCGCTGATGTAACTGATACTACTAACGTTACAGCCGCTGGTGCCTTGATGGATAGTGAGCTTACAAGTGAAGCATCTGTTAAAGCCCTAGATCAAGGCGTTGCCACAACAGACAGTCCTACTTTTGGTGGCCTCACGATTGGGCAAAACGTATTAGGAACTGGCGCAAACCGAAATACCTTGCTGGAAGTATCCAACTCCGCAGTTGGCTGGAATGGATTTTCTATTCAGGCAAGTTCTACAGCGTTCTGGTCTATTATGGGAGATCAAGACGATTTTGGCCTGTACGATGACCAGAATAACGAATGGATACTGCAATATAACGAAAACAGCACCCTACAGCTTTATTCAAATGGAACAAACAGCGTTACTGTTAATACGACTGGAATATACTTACCGACAAATAAGCGAATTCAATTCGAAGGTTCAAGCTCTAATAGCTCTGAAACAATCTTAAATGTTGTTAACCCTACGGCTGATCGAACCATTAATTTACCAGATGCCAGCGGTACCGTTCTATTGGACACTGATATTAACGTAGCAAAAACTGCTGCAATAGCAAACTTTTTAGGAAGATAAGACATGGCAAATCCAAACATATTAAATGCTACAAGCATATATGGAAAGACAACAGCAGCCACTCTCAATACAACATTTGGTACTGCATACCTGACTTGTGCTACCGATAAGCTGTTAAAAGTTAACACAATAATGGTTGGAAATATAAGCTCAGGTAACGTTGATGTTAATGTCAACTACGAAACCAGCGGTGGTTCTTCTTTTGCAATAGCTAGAACTATAGTTGTTCCTGAGGACAGCACAATAGTTCTTTTGGGCAAGGATAACCCAATTTTTTTAGAAGAAGGTACTAAAATTAACGCACACGCAAGCGCTAACAGCTCACTACAAATTATAATTTCTTACGAAGAACTTGATGACGCATAGACATGACAGCGAAGATACAGAGAAATCTTGGTATTATTGGCGTTTCTGCAAAGAACGAAAATTCTATATCAAGTGGCGTTGCTGATACTACATCTCAAAGGCTTTATTTAAAAACATCACCTGCCGTTGAGGTGTATGGTTATCAGGGCAGTGTCGCACATGCCAGCCACAGCAGTACCTCAGTCACATCGACTATAGGTTTAGGTACTGCGTATTCAGATAGGGAAATATATATTGCCGTAGCAACTATGAAAACGGGTACAGCCTCAAGTACATCACCAGTTGCTACAGTATCTTTAGGGGGCAATTCTTTTTCTTTACTTGCCCAAACAGCTCAAAGCACTACTACCAATTCAAGTAGCGTTGCGTTTTTTAGATACGTGGACAATGGTTCTTTAGGCACTTCAGCTTCATACACGATTACCTTTAATCTTACGCAGGTTCATACGGGCGTTTTTGCTTTTACGACAGGCCCAACAGCTTTATCAAATGTTGATTCCTATGGCGTATCGGGTACGGGCTGGGGTTCGGCGGGTAGTGTATCATCATCGCCTGGTGGGTTTGTGTTGTACGGAGCAATAGCGCAAAACTCTACCGTACCAACAACTAGCAGTGTACCAGGCTATACAGTGGCCCACTCTTTCGACGCAGGTTCAAGTGAATATGTCTTATTGGCTTACCAAGATCAACTTTCTGGCGGCACAGTAACAGTGCCTCAACCTACCTACACACCAAACGGCCAAACGTCGTTTTTGGCTATCTCAAGGGAAAGCTAAATGACAAAGACTAACGGAAGAATAATTGGCCCTTATCAGACCGTTAATATTTCGTCGGCAGGCGGTGTTCACGATAGCTTTGACCAGTATAATTATAAGCTATTAGGCGAATGGGTATACTCCCCAACCGTTGAGGTCAGTTTAAGCACAACATCTTTAAACGAAACTACAAACAAAGACCTTGTTGTTACGCTTAATACAACAGGTTATGCAAGCGGAACACAGTTTAGCGTAGAGGCAGTTAATGTTTCTAACTTCTCTAGTTCTGACATGAACCCTTATAGCGGCACTGTGACTGTTTCAGGAAATGAAGCCTCAGCCACAGGAAACACAACTTTATCTGTTGTTGCAGACGCGACTGATGAAACACCTGACACAGAAACTTTTAAGGTTGAGGTTAGAGGCCCAACCCCAGCCACAACGCTTTTAGCAACAAGTAGCAATGTTACAATTACTGATACTTCTACCGCACCGCCAACGCTTTCTTTATCCTTTCAGGAGCAACGTAATGGAAATGACATAGGTGCAATAACAGTATTCTTTTGCCAGATGAACTCCACAGGGTCATCAATCGCCTTCACCACTTCTGTTTATACAGCGTCAGGTAATAGTAGTAATCTTTGGGTTTCAAGGTCAGGGTCGGGATATCCCAACATGGCGGTTGGGACAAGATATAGAGTTGCATGGCTTCACAATAAAGGCAACACAGGCTTCACGGGAGATTATGCAATAGATCAGGTGAATATTACTGGCACAACTTATAACTTTGACGCTAATGCTACTGGTTGGCTGACAACAACAGCACACACTACTAGCATAAGTACTGCTTTTCTTAACTCCTCTCAGGTGCCTACATCAACTACTGCGGTCAGAAGCCGCTGGAACAGAAACCAGGGGGCAACACCAAGCACTGGCACAGGGCCATCATCAGGCTACAATGGCTCTGGATATTATCTTTACACAGAGGCTAGTAGCCCTAACACAACCAACCCAACATACTTTTGGCTATTTAGCCCAGAGCTTATAGTATAAAGAGAGGGATCATGTACTCACATCAAGGCAGCACACCAGCACCGTTACCTGAAAGAATAAGGCTTTCTAATGGTATGACTAGAACAGATAAATCAAGCTTTACAGATGCTGAAATAGCTGATGCAGGGTATGTTTATGTGGAGCCTTTTACACAAACTTACGAAGAGCGTACCCAAAAGGTTCTTTGGGATAGTGAGACTGTTTCTTGGCAGCTTTTAGATAAAACAGAAGATGAAATAGTAAAGTACGACGATGTTGTGTGGAATGGCGTAAGAAGAGAAAGAGATGAGTTGCTTCAATCTTCTGATATTGATGTTATAAAACAGCTAGAATCAAGTGGTGCTGTTACGCAAGCGCTAAAGGATTATAGGCAAGCTCTTAGGGAGTTACCACAAACACAAGAACTGTACAACATAACTTGGCCCATCAAACCAGAGTAATTAGATGTTAGGCTTTAGCACCTTTTCTCAGACAACGTTTAGTCAATCGGCTACTACACTGGCACCTTTTATAGATATGCCAGCAGCTACGGCAGCTTTTATCTTATCTGTATTTGGTGTTGATGCTAAAGCAAATGTAACTACTACAGATGTATCTTCTTCGTTTTCAATATCATCACTTGACTTTGACGCACAAGCAAGTATAACTACAGGTAGTATAGCATCTACTTTTAGTATTAGCGATTTTGATGATATACTGCTTACAGCAAATATTACACCAGACGCTGTTACAGCTTTATTTGAATTAGACATAGACTTTGATGCTGAAGCTAATACAAGTATTGGTGGTTCAGTTTCAGCAACGTTAGCAGCTTCAGACTTTGATAGCGTTAGAGGTGCTGCTAATATAGAACCCAGCGCAATCACAGCTACTTTAAGTAGCAACGCACTCGAAGAAGTAACTGGGTTAGCTTTTGTAACCTCACCTTCAGTGTTGCTAACTACAGCTACTAACTTAGATAATCCTACCGCTGTTAGGTTTGATTTTGGTCCGTTCGCTGATAGTTATGACAGAGGTAGAATTGTTTATCTGGTTTCGTATGGTGGTAGTGATACTGTACATGTAACTGAAGAAAGCAGAGTAGTTTATATAGATGCCTACCCTCAAAATTACACTGTGCATATTGTTGAAGAGAACAGAACAGTTTATATAGAAAAAGATACACAAAACAGAACTGTGTATATTGCAGCATAAGGACTAGACATGTCTTATAAGTGGCCCAACAAAGATCCAGATGAACAGAACGTAGACTACAGTGTTGATTGGTCACGCTTTCTAGGCGATGACACTATATCTTCTGTTGACTGGTATATCTATGATGCAGATGGAAACAAAGGTAGTGCATTATCTGACTCTGATGTAGTCAACGGGTTGCAATATGTTACTAGCACTACTAACACAGCAAACACTGTTGCTACTATTAGACTATCACTAGGTACAAATAATGTACGCTACAGAATCGTATGCAGAATAAATACATCAGATAATGGATACTTTGAGCGTTCTATTTATTTGCGTGTTAAGGAAAAGTAAAAGATGGCGTATGATTATTTAGGTTTAGTTAATGATGTTAACCGTAGACTAAACGAAGTAGAATTAACTACAGCAAACTTCGCTTCTACTACAGGCTACTACAGCTTTGCTAAGGATGCAGTAAACGCTTCTCTACGTCACATCCAGCAAGAAGAGTATGAGTGGCCTTGGAATCACGTAGAAGAGATTGAAGCCCTTGTACCTGGCGTAGTAAGATACGGCTTTCCGTATGACGCTAAGACAGTTAATATGAACACGTTTAGAATTAAGCGTGACAATTCTCTTAACGTATCTACACGTAAGCTAAAAGTTATATCCTATGAAGAGTATCTTAATAAGTATGCTGACTTAGAGTATGACACTAATACCAGTAACAGAAGCACACCTACTCATGTAGCACGTGCACCTAGCCGTGAATTTATGTTATACCCTAGCCCAGACGCAGCCTATGAGATTGTGTATGAGTATTACAATGTAGGTTTCGACTTAGAGAATGCTACAGATGTACCTAACCTGCCTGAGCAATATAAGTATGTTATTGTAGATGGTGCTATGTATTATGTTTATCAATTCCGTGGCGATATGCAAGCGGCACAATTAGCTTTAAATAAGTTTGAGCAAGGTATTAAATACCTACGCAGTATCCATATTAACCGTACCGACTATTTAGGTGATACAAGAGTTTACTACTAATGGCTACACAATGGTCTACCTTTCCTATTGAGTTTAGAGGTGGTTTGATCTCTAACTTATCAGCCTTGCAGCACGGTACTAATGCTGTGGGTTCTGCTACTATTCTACAGAACTTTGAGCCAAACAAAGAAGGTGGCTACTCTAAGATCAAAGGGTATGAAAAGTTTAGCACTACTGAGGTTACAGGTAGTGGGCCTATACTAGCTCTTAAAGTTATCTCTTCAGGTCGTATTATTGTAGCGCGTAAGAATGCTAGTAACGAAACAGAATACTACTACGGTACAGGAACTAACTGGATTAGTATGGGCAATACCGTTGGTACTAACGGTGGTAAAGTACGACATGTAGAGTTTAATTTAGATGGCGATGACAAAGTAGTTTTTGTAGATGGTACTAACTTTCCTGTAATATATAACACTTCGGGTAATGTTATTGACTTATTAGACGCTACAGATAGCGCAGATGTAAGCGGTGCAGAACATGTAGCTATATTTAAGAACACAGCGTTCTACAGTAAAGGTAACAATATATTCTTTACTGCACCTTTTACAGTAGATGACTTCGATGTTGCTAACGGCGCAGGTAGTATTAACGTAGGTAGTGATGTCACAGGATTAGCAGTCTTCCGTGATCAACTTATTGTATTTACTACGAACAGTATTAAACGTTTAACTGGTAATACCTCTGCTGACTTCCAGATGTCACCTATTACGGATCGTATTGGTTGTATTAATGGTGACACTATTCAGGAAGTCGGCGGTGATATTATCTACCTAGCACCTGATGGTCTACGCCTACTAAGTGCTACTGATCGTATTGGTGACTTTGCTCTAGATGTTGCATCAGATAAGATACAAAAAGATGTTGTGGCATTTCTTAACACTGCATCAATCTTTTCTTCTGTCATATTCAGAGAGAGCGCACAGTATCGTATCTTTGCCTATGTTTCATCTGAGCGTAGTGACACATCTAAAGGTTTGCTTGCTACAAAGTTTATCTCTCAGGGTGCTTCAGGTTTATCGTGGGCTACGACTAAGGGCATCAAAGCATATGTAGCTGATAGTAGATATGCTAATGATCAAGAGACTGTAGCGTTTGCTAATGAGGATGGCTACATCTATATCTTAAACACAGGTAATACTTTTGATTCAGATATCATTGAAGCTATCTATGAATCACCTTTTATGCCTATCTCTGATCCACAGGTACGTAAGACATTCTACAAGATGACTTTGTATGCTGAACCTACAGGCAGTATGAACTTAGATGTTAACCTGAAGTACGACTTCGCATCATCTACTAACACAAAGAAAGTACAACCTGCTACATTTAACATCACTAGTACAGGTAATACCGTTTTCCAGTTTGGTGCATCTAACTCTACTTTTGGTACAGCTACATATGGTGGCGAATTAGACACAGTATATGACTCTAATGTTATAGGCTCTGGTAAAACAGTAGCAATACGAATTGAGGACAATTCAACAAACCCAACCTTTACGCTCGACACAGCGTTATTAGAATTTAGACAAAACGATAGGCAGTAATATGGCAGGTTATACACGTCAAGATACAGCAAACAACATTGCTAACGGTAACGTTATTGATGCAGATGACTTCGATGCAGAGTACAACGCTGTCGAAGCTGCCTTTAACGCATCATCAGGACACAAACACGATGGTACAGCAGGTGAAGGTGCACCTATTACAAAGGTAGGCCCAAGCCAAGACATCATTGTATCAGCAACAAATGTCAATCCTAAGACAACTAACACGCTAGACCTTGGTGTTTCAGCGGGTGTTAAGTTTAAGGATGGCTACTTTCAAGGTACTCTTGTAGGTGAGACAGCAGTTAAAGCTGGCACCAACAGATACATGACTTTGACAGATAACGAGCTTGATGTATCTAATGGCGATCTTACTATTGATGTAGAGGGTAACATTGTTATTGATGCTAATGGCGGTGACATTACGTTAAAGGATGATGGCACTACGTTTGGTGGTATATCAAATGCTTCAGGTCAGACATTAATTAAGTCAGGTGCTACACCTACTACGGCTATTACCTTCTCTGATGCAGATGCTACATTTGCAGGTAATACACTTGTATCAGGTACGCTTGACGTGGAAGATGTAGTTAACTTTAATGATACTACACAAAGTGAATCTAATACAACAGGTGCTGTAATTATTGATGGCGGCGTAGGCATTGCTAAAGATGTTAATATTGGTGGTAGTGTAGACATTGACGGAAGTCTTACTGTATCAGGCGTATCTGGTAATATTACAGGCGATGTTATAGGCGACATAAAAGCTACTGACGGTAGCGTTGTACTTGAAAATGGAACAGATGGTTCAGATGCTACATTTACAGGTGCTGTAGATGGTAACGCAACCTCAGCTACTGGATGGGCAAATGCACGTGAAATCTCACTCACAGGGGATGTCACAGGTACTGTAACAGGCGTGGATGGTACTGCTGACATTAGTATTGCTACTACTATAGCTGCAGACTCTGTTGCGCTGGGTACCGACACTACAGGTAACTATGTAAATGATGTCACTGCAGGTACAGGTGTCACGGTTACACATACTCCTGCTGAAGGTTCTAGCCCTACTATTGCTATTGGTCAGGCGGTTGAAACAAACTCAAATGTTCAATTCAATAACGTTACCGTTGATGGTAACCTAACTGTAGGAGGCACAACTACTACAGTCAATAGTACTACTGTGACTGTTGATGATCCTATCTTTACTCTAGGTGGTGATACAGCCCCAGAGAGTGATGACAATAAAGATCGTGGTATTGAGTTTAACTGGCATGACGGTACAGATGCTAAAGTAGGCTTCTTTGGTTTTGACGATAGCGTAGGTAAGTTTACCTTTATTCCAGATGCAACTAATACAAGTGAGGTGTTCTCAGGTACTGCAGGTACTATTGTAGCAGGTACATTTGAGGGTGCGCTTACAGGCAACGTAACTGCAGCTTCCTCTTCTGATTTAACTCTTTCTACTGATGAAGTAATGGTGTTTAAATCTGCAGATACATCAAACGTAGGTAAGCCTATATTTAATTTCCAGCATACAAGCTCAACAAGTACTTCCAAACCACCTCAGTTAAACATAAAGAATACAGCCACAACTACTGCTGCAGATATGCTTATTGGTGAGTTTAGGTTTATTGCTGAAGACGATGCTGGTAACCCCGTTGACTACGCATCCTTTAAGAGTAAAATTTTAGATCCCACTTCTGCTCAACGTGACGGTAGTTTTGTTATGACTGTAAGTGATGATGGTGCTAATGACCTTGAAGTGTTTAGTGCTGGCGGTGGACAATCCACAATAATTCAATCAGGTGTGGGAAATATATCACTTAAAGCTGGTACAACAGCTATGACTAACTCTGCTGGAACAGGTACACTTACCTTTACTCCAAACAGTAGTTCTCAGGTTATATCTGCCCAAACAGATTTACGACTAACTGGTACAGACATACGAATAGATGCAACAACAAACGTAAAGTTAGAAGGTACAACAACAGATGTATTCGGTGATCTTGTTTTATCTAAAGGTGCATCTGACTGGAAAGTAGAGGTAGGCGCATCTAATGAGCTAAATATTTATTATGGTTCAACTAGGTTATTTGAATTAGATAGTTCAGGCAACCTAACAGTACGTGGCAACGTAGTAGCATTTGATACGAGTTTATAATGGCTTTACCTACTGATAATATACGCGGTTGGGATGACCTGAGCGAAAAGTACAAAGATGACATCTTAAATGTAAACAGTGGTAATACTGGTATTTATTATACGTCTGCTAGTACTACTGTGCTGTCTACGGGGTATAACTTTTGTGACATAGATTTAGATGGAGATAACGGCGATCTTGCAGATGTCTTAGCAATGCTAAAACACATTGATCCAACAGATCAAGACATCGGTCCAACAAGTGATAACTGGGATCACTTTATAGAGGTATTAAGCTATTACGATCCTGAGTCTACGCAAGGTACACTAAGTAAGACATCCAACAACGGTCCATGTATGTCTCTACGCCGTATCAGGGATGAGTTTAACTCTGGTGCTACAGGTTCAATTAGCTTCTCAGATTTCTATCGCGATGGCTCTTATGTAACAGGTAATAATACAAGTGTACCTACGTCTGGCACTATAGACTTTCAGGACTTTTACGGCACAGCATTATTATTTAGTTTTACTATTTCTACGAACACACAAGAAGCAGATTTAAGTACATTAGCTACTGCAGCAGGTTGGAATGGTACTGACCCTGTAAGTGCAACTATTTCTTCTGGTGTCTATTTATGGTCAGATGATACTTCCGTAGGTGGCTTGACTATACCTAGCAGCATGAATGGTTTAGTTACCATTACTAACAACGGGTACATCATCGGGCGAGGCGGCGATAGCGGTAATAATGATGGTGGCCCTGCCCTTGTAAATAATGCTACTGGCGTTACATTAACAAATGCATCAGGTGCGTATATCGCTGGTGGCGGCGGTGGTGGTCGTGGGGCAACAGGCGGCGGCGGTGCTGGTGGTGGTAACTCTATTAGTACATACGGGACTAGGTATGGCGGTGCTATAGGTCAAGCAGGTCAGATAGGCAATGGTGGCGGTAACGCTTATCACGGTGGTTCAGGCGGTAACTTTAAAAACAATTCTAGTAGCGATTACACATACCCAATAGGGTCAGGCGGTGGTCGTATTTTAAGCAGTGATGGAGCAGATGGCGGCGGTATATGTAATCCAGGTACATACGGTTATGGCGGTGGTGCTGGTGGCGTCGGTGGCGAGGCAGGTTCCAGAGGATGTAATAATGGTACAGGCGGCGGTGGCGGCTGGGGTGCAGCAGGTGGCGACAGTGGCGGTGCAGGTGGCGCAGCTATCTCTGGTACAGCTATTGCTACATACACTAACAACGGCACAGTTTACGGATCAGTAGCATGAGTATTAACTTGACACCAGAAGAGCTAGAGGCTATGCTTGACCGTGCAGCAAGGCGTGGTGCTTGTGAGGCGTTAAAGTCTATGGGTCTGCAAGATGAAGACGCACACAAAGACATTATAGAGATGCGTACTCTACTCGAAGCTTATCGTGATACAAAGAAAAGTATATGGAACACAGTAGTAAAAATATCTACAGTAGCATTGCTATCATTCATAGCTGCGTCTGTGTGGATGCAAATAGGGAATAAATAATTATGGCGTTAGACTTTGCAGGATTTACACCAGAACAGCTAGGAAGAATAATTCCAGAACTAAAAGGTATGCAGGCAGATGAGCAAGAAAAGTTCTTAGCTTCTAACCCCGCTGCCGCTGCACGTGTGGGTAGACTTCACGAAATGGCTAAGACTCGTCTAAGTCTAGCTAAAGGGGGTTACATTAAAGCTTATGCTCCTGGCGGTTTAGAAGACGGGGAAGATCCTGAAGCTGAGGAAGATGCAGCTGAGGAAAATGTTGAACTTACCCCTTTTACATCTGAACTAGCTGGACAGACTAAAGATCTTATTTCTGGTACTATGGACCCCACACAGTCTGACGTAGAAAAGATTAGTACATCAGACCAGCAGCTTATAGACCCCTCTAAAGGGCAGGCGGGTGATGCTGTTACAATAGAAGCACAAACAGTAGGTGATGCACAGAAAGCAGACGATGTAACTAAAACAGATGCTGAAACATATGATGCTAAAACTGTAAAACAGGGCGTTAAGGCTGAAACAGAAACACTAGATGCAGCTAAGGGTACAGTTAGTCAAGAGATAGACGCAGCCCAACAAACTGAATCTTCTGTGTCTGGACTAGAAGCTGCACAAGGTGAAGCCATACTAATGGATAATCCTGTACAGCGTCAGATCCAAGACGGTGAGCTTATTAGTGGGGCAGCTGATGCAGCTAAAGCAGCTAAGTTTACAGAACAGATTGAAGCGGCTACGGCCTCTCCCTCAAAGAAAGCTACTGTAGCGGGTCAACTAGAAGGACTAATGCAGGACTTTGATGATGGCGAAACTCCTCCTTGGGCTTCAGGAGCAATGCGCTCAGCCCTAGCTAGCCTATCTTCACGTGGATTAGGGGCATCTTCTATGGCAGGACAGGCTGTTATACAAGCTGCAATGGAGTCTGCGCTACCGATTGCCCAAGCTGATGCAGCTACTATGGCATCTTTTGAATCTCAGAACTTGTCAAACCGTCAACAACGTGCTATGCTTGCAGCGAAGCAACGTGCAGACTTTATGGGACTAGAGTTCAGCCAAGCTTTCCAGGCTCGTGTTGCTAACGCAGCTAAGATTTCTGACGTAGCTAACATGAACTTTACAGCTGAGCAGCAGGTTGCATTAGAAAACTCACGTATTGCTAATAGTATGAACCTTGCCAATCTCAGCAATGCTCAAGCTATGGTTATGGCAGAGGCAGCTGCACTGTCTAACTTGGACATGGCAAACCTAAGTAACCGTCAGCAGGCAGCAGTACAAAATGCTCAGAACTTCTTGCAGATGGACTTAGCTAACCTATCTAATGAACAGCAAACATCTTTGTTCAAGGCTCAGCAGAATATACAAGCTCTGTTTAATGACGCTGCTTCTCAGAATGCGGCAGCTCAGTTTAACGCCTCTAGTGAGAACCAGACTAATCAGTTCTTTTCAAGCCTTGCATCTCAAGTGTCTCAGTTTAATGCAACTCAAGCTAACGCTATGTCACAGTTTGACGCTAGTGCTATAAACTCTGTACGTAACTTTAATGCTTCTATGCAAAACCAACGTGACCAGTTTAATGCACAGAATGGTTTGATTGTAGCACAAGCTAATGCAGTATGGCGGCAGAATGTTGCAACGCTAGACACAGCCGCACAAAACGAAAGCAACATGCTGTTTGCTAAAACTATGAATGGTTTCACAGCTACTAATCTAGATGCGTACTGGCAACGTGAGCGTGACATTATGAGTTTTGCATTTACTTCAGCAGAGAATGCAGCAGATCGTGTAGCCTCCGTATTATTAGAAAAACTAAGCGCAGAAAGTAAAGCTGATCTAGCAGACCAAATGGGTAAAGGTACTCTTACAAGTAGTCTACTATATAACGGACTAAAATGGATCGGTAATAAGATTTTTGGTACTCCGACTAACACAGGGACAGATGAATAATGGCACTCAGTGATCAATTCAGTCTAGCAGATGCAATAGTAGGACAGGCAACTAGTGGTCCTTCTTTAGATAGTAGTCGCCGTAGATCTCAAGGGCTTATGTCTAAAGCAAAAGAAGAGACTTATACCATTGCGCAAGTACAGGATGAGATTGACCAGTATACGCCTGAGCTTATGTCTTTCTACAAAGATGAGATTCGTAGTAACCGTTCTTCGTTCTTACCTAAAAAAGAAGAGTATGAAGTAGCTGAGCTAGACTACTCTGACCTAGAAGATGACTACGGAGAAGACGCAAGAGCTACACGTCCAGAGCCTTTTCCTGAGCTTATAGATTTAGTAACTTCACAAGAAGCATCAGGCTATGATGTAATATATAATGGGTCTAAAGTGCAACCACCTAAGCCTATAACCTCTATGAGTGTAGACGAAGTTAGAGCTTTCCAAATTCAAATGCTAGATGCGGGATCTAAATCAACAGCCGTAGGTAAGAACCAGATTATTCAGAGTACCCTTAATGAGCTTGTTAGTAAAGGAGTACTTAGCGGTGCTGAGACTTTTGATGAAGCGGCACAGAGAAAAGCATTTAATTACCTCATAAAGAAACGAGGTTATGAATCATTCCAAACAGTAATAAACTCTAACGCACCTACAGAAGTTAAACGTAAAGCAGCACAAAGATTCCAGCTTAACTTGGCGAAAGAGTTTGCCTCTATTCCTGTACCTTATGATATACCTAGCAGAAAACTCAAGAAGGGTGACAGCTACTACAAAGGTATAGCAGGAAACAAAGCTAAGTTTGGAGCTACTGAGTTCTTAGACCTATTGATGTTACAGGAGTAACTATGAAAGATAAACTATTTACAGCACCTATCCCAGGTCAGTCTCTTACAGACACGCCTAAGAACTATCCGTGGGAACGTCCTGCAGAGATCTCTTCACCTCGTGAGGCTGTTAAGTATCACGTAGAGGGTATCAACAGTCCAGAAGCTCTAGACAATATCCTGCAACTCATGCAGCTCGGCGTACCTGTTAAGCCTCTAGCAGAAACTATCTTAACCCAAGCACAGATGGAAGGTATACATACCGTAGATGTAAGCCTTGTAATTAAAGACGTTATTACAGAAGAGCTTGTGACTATCGCAGAAGAGGCTGGACTAGATTACAAGATGGGTGATGAACCTTCTGAGATAGAACGTAAAGAGACTGAAGATGAAGTTATTGCAGCGATGGTTCGTAAGCAGATCGACGCTATGTCTAACACAGAAGAAGATGATGCAGGAGTAGAACTAATGCGTCAAACTGCAGATGCACTGGAAAGCTCTCAACCAGAGATGCCCCAAGAAGAAGAACAAATGATGCCAGAACCACAGGAACAGCCTGTAGCTCGTGGCTTGATGGCGAGAGGTTAATACTATGGCAGCAGGATTTATGGCAGGGTTTGGCACTAACTTCGCTAAACTTATGGAAGAAGATAGGCAGTACTTCCGTGAACAGGCTGCTAAGACGAAAGACTATATCCAGACCTACGGTACACGTGCTGTAACTGACCGTGAAGATAAAGCTAATTCTGTTATGGCTGTAGTTAATAACCTACAAACTCGTGGGTTTAAGCCTAGTACTGTACGCTATGTCCTAGATAACAATGGTATCACTGGACTGATGGAGCTACAGGACACAGCCTCAAAGCGTACTGATATTACTAAAGATGAGATTGACAGTATTGTAACTAAAGCTGCTGACTACGTATCGAAGAACCCTGATGAAGATATGCAAACTGTAATCAGACGTGCGTTTGGCCTATACAAGTCTGAGGCTAACCCTGTTAAACGTGACCGTAATGCTTTCTCTGCTATCCTTGGCTTCGATAATGCTATGCTTGAGGACGAAGTACTTGATGATATGTACATCAATGGCTACACAGGGCGTGACATCTATCGTATTATGGGTAGCGCTGGGCCTAGAGCTGGTGCCGCACTACAGTTAGACCTACCGACTGAGCCTCTTAGTCCTACTGCACAGAAGCTGTATGCTGATGTTATGCTTGATCAAATGGAGTCTGGTATTGATGCACGTATTGCATTGCTTAAGAGTGACTGGACTAAAGAAGGGTCAGATAAGGAGGCTCTTGAAGAACAAATTGATGCATTAGAGACACTAAAAGGAAGAGGCTATGACGGTATTGCCACTTATGCTAAGTTAGACCCTAGTATCTTTGAGTATGCTAAAGCCTTAAACGAAGACACTCCAGGTAGTATCGTAAACAACGGATTCTTATATGGCTTTGAGAGTGCGTTCAATGATTACTTTGAAGAGAAAAAACCTGAAGTTAAAACTAAAGCTGCTCAAGGATTAACTGATGACGATCTAGGCTTACCTACTGAACCAACAGTGATTACCTTTAATAGTCAAGAAGAGGCTATTGCTGCCGCAGAAAAAGGTGAGATTAATAAAGATCAACTTGTGAAAATAGGTAAGGATGGCCCTGCATTTAAACTTAAACCTAAAGTAAAGGTAGCTGAAGGTGAACTTAAAGTCGATATGAGTGGTGCTCCTGGGTTCCGTGAGCGTGATGATATACCTGAAGCTGTGGCTGTGGCTATGCCTGAAGTTGCACCCGACATAGATGCTGCATTAAATAGATTACCTGATCACTTAGAAAAACTAGGAACTCAAGGCATGGATGCGTGGCGTAAGTTTACCAAAGCAGTAAACGAGTATAGCTACACTATGCCATCTAGACCTCTATCCCAGCGCCAGCTAACAGATACACCGTCTAACACTTTAGGCTTTATGATAGTAGGTGCTATGGTAGACACTTTAGGTGAGGCTGCAGAAACAACAGAAGACCTAGAGACATTCACTAATGTTTTCACCAGAGCGTCAGACACGCCTGCGTATAAACAGCTAGAAGAGTTAATTCAAGAGCGCAAAAACATACCAGCTAAAAAGGCTAAAAAGGTTGTAGAAAAAGTACAGGAACTCGAAGTAGATCAAGCTATGCTAGGTTATGTACAGAAGATGGACGAGATGGGAAGAACTCCATCACGAGAAGAGGCAGAAAAACTAAAGACTATTCTAGAGCAGGAGCAACTAATCGACACATCTACAGATGAACTGTATCGTGGTCCTATCTCAGGTAAAACTTTAGTAGAAAAACTAGATGACATCTGGAACTTCTATACTTCTGACGGAGAAACAGAGTACAACCCACGTGCTATTGGCACAGTAGGTTCTCGTGATCTAGGTCTACGTGATACTACAGATGATGTACGTCCTCCTCGTGGAGAGGCTCCTGATCGTGCTGCAAGCCTAGCTCGTGGCGCTTCTCCAGAAGAAGATGATCTTCCTGCAGAAATGCCTCGTAACATGGCTGTAGAAAACTTTACTACGAGAGGTATTAATGCTACACCTCGTGGCTTGATGACACCTAACAGAGAGAGTGCACCTAAATTGGGACAAGCAGAGTTTGGCGATCTTATTCAACGTGTACATGGATCTTCTAAAGCAGCAGAAGCGTTCAACAAAAAGGTATCCTCAGGTAAACTGACAGCTGCAGATGTTACACGATTACTAAAAGCTACAAGAAAGCTACCTGAGACTTCATCTAGACAACGATTAATTATGTCTCTATTTAATCTACGTGACGGACTGAATAAACGATAAGGCCTGACTATGGTTGATTATACTCAATACCTCACCCCTCTTCAAGATCAAGAAGAGGATACAGGTACTACACCTGATTATACTCAGTACCTCACTCCTGTAGATTCGGACCGTCCGAAGGTAGCTGAACAGATGGAAGAAGCTGTACCCTCTGAAGGCCCAGCGCCTGAGGGTGTACGTGATCTTACTCGTGATGATGTCTTTGCTAAGCTCAGTCCTTACATGAAGTATAAGTTTGGCATGACTGAAGACAAGTTTGATCGTCAAGAGATTGTCGATTCATACGTTAATCATATGCGTAAGTTTAACTTTGGTCAGTCTGTAGTCACTCTTGGTGAACTCTCTTGGCTTAACGGTGCAAGTGAGCAAGAGAAAGCCGCAGCTGCAGCAGCTTACAATACGTTTGACTCTATG